TGCGGTTTTGGTGCACAGTTCAAAAAATAATGTTACATTTTTGTAAGTTACATTTTTGTAACATGGTTTAAAAAAATATGAGGTCGCAAATTGCGACCCCATAACTAAACAAACACATGAAAACACAATGCAAATCTATACAATTTCGCACGCACCGCCAGCACAAGCTGCCTGATCGCTCAAATTTGTATTGTCGGAAACCTCTAGAATCCTTGTCACATCTAGTCCTTCCAACTTATCCACAAGTTTTGCATACTCCTCTTTTGTAATGGTTTCAAAGGGGGTTTGCTGATAAGAACCCAAGTCTTCCGGCAAGAAAGAGAGGCCGTTGTAGTGATCCTGATTCTGCCATAGCCACTCTCCAACCTCGTTCCACTCATCATTCTTAATGGTTACAGTTGCAGATACGTTGTGCGTATTGTTGCCGGAGATATGACCGGGTTTAATCCACTTGTCATGCAATTTTTTAACACGCTCCAAGAACTCAATTGCTGTCTCATCGCTACGAGTTATAGCACCCTCTGGAGCTGCTACAGGAATAGATACTACCGCCTGGCTCTGTGGCTTCATTACATCGTCCTCAATTAAATCTGGATGATAAATAGCTAGGTAACTATAGATGGCCTCATTTTTACCGATACGCATCCTGCGGATATAATACTTGTCATGCCATGCGTGTACACCGGATGAAGTTCCCAATACTAAAGAAGAAGTTCCTGATGGCTTAACACAAGTTATGCGAGCAGCAGGATTAATCCCAATCCTCTTAGCCATAATGATATTGGTTGCTACTGCGAACTGAGCTGCCTCCTCCAAGTTCAATTTATCAATCGCTCCGCTTGCAATACCAGTCATTCCGATGCCGAGCAGTGCTTCCTTCTCTGTTGTCTTCTTCCATATGCTTCTGAGATAATGGAAGTCTGTGTAACTAGCTTGCAATGTTCCTATAACTGAGGCCCAATGCACACGATTATTCAAATCTTGTTGATCCTGAATATCGCTTGCGTTAACTTCTACCAAGTTACAGAACTGGAAAGGTTGCAAGGCAATCTCACAACAGGGATTTGTACCCATATTCTCATCGTTGGAGAAATAGAAACCGGGCTCACCGCTATTGCTAAGTTCAACCTTCTTCCACAGATCCAAGAACATTTCCTTAGTCACCGCACCATTACGCAGAATAACTGCACTATTATTAGCACGACCACGCTGAGGATTAATCTCCCACCAATTGCCAAACTTGCAGGTGAGCATATCTTCATCATCATGATCGAATAGAGCAATCATAGCTGACCTACGGATACCACCACTCAGTACAGCATCTGCAATGTGACATAGAATATCATGGCAGTCAATCGAGGTTAACTTCTCACCATCTTTTTTCCGATCAAAAATAGCTTCGATATGAGTCAAACATATCTTTAGGGGCTCAGGACCTGGAGCAACACCACCAGAAGTAATTAGCCTCTCTCCTTTGGGACGAATAGCTCTGTAATCAAAAGATGGCTTCCACGAGCTGAGACCAAAATAGGACTTAACCAAAACCTTAACAGCATCGGCCCCGATGCTAATCCCACATATTTCTAAATGGGCCAGACTATATCTTATTATTCAAATTTCCATATAAATCCACCAGCAGATTTTTGTCTTTGATTGCAGCAAGCAGATATTTTTTTAAAAGAAACACCTGTTTCTCTTTGTGCTTTTCTTGCTGTTAAATAACTTTTTAAAAGCTTACCTTCTAAACTATATTGAAAAACTTCTTTTCCTTTTTGTTCTCTCCAGTTTTCAACATAATCAAAAGGATATTTGTCAAGTCTTTCAAAAGACCAAAAATAATTTCCTGCTGTTTTTGTACCATAACCATTTATATTTTTACAACATCTTAATATATTACAATCTTTTACGCCTGTGTGTATGTTTGCCTGATTAGCATTTGCATAGGAAGCAACATAAAAACCTTCTAAATTATATTGATGAACTGGTGTTCCAGTTAACACAGAACCAAGATAATTATCAGGACTGTTTTTTAATTCGTAATATTTAGAATATAAAGTTACGTACATTTTTTCTAATCTGATGGCTTCTTCAATATTACAGTATTGAGAATATATAGTTTTTACAATAGGGAAAAGATTTCGTCTTAATAAATAAATAATCCATCTTTCTCTTTTGTTCCTATTATTTTTTTTAGCCTCGTAAATATGATTTCTCATTCTGCTAGAAATATCTACGGTTCTACCTATATATTTTGTTTTACCATCAATCGGATCTATTAATCTATAGAAATAAAATAATGCGGCCTTTTCCACATTTTCACGTGTACTCCCATTTGGGATAGTCGTTGAACTTTTTGTATTCATATTTTTTATTTATACAACTTAGCTGCTGATTGCCCAATCTTATATTTTTTTAGCATTCACACCTTCCTTAGACAGGATATGTTGTAGCAATATAAGCTCTAAGGGTGTCCCAGCAATTAAACCGCTTTTAGAAGGACAGGCAACTTTATCCTTCGATTGAATCTCCAATCAAATATCTACGAGTCTTCTCAGCCTTCTTGATCTCAGGCAATTTATCGATATTGTGTTTCTGTACAGAGTAACCAACACCGGTCCCTGAGAGAAGCAGAAACATGGTCTCGTTGAACGCACGATAATCATCAATTGATAGGTACGAGCAATTGAATAAACGTGTATTATTTACCTCAATAGGTTTACCTCCGAACTGAAGAGAACGCATAGACGGAAGAATTTGCTTATTCAATACAAACTTGTAAGCCAACTCAATGGTCTCTGCAAGCTCAGGGAACTTATTAAGATGCATCTGTTTGTTGCGCTGTACCAATTCTTCCCAGGTTTCCCTGCGGTTCAATTCGGGACGATACTTGGCATACTTAGCCCATACCGTGATGTCTGATAAAATTCGATGTTCTTTTTTCATATTAAAATAATTTATTGTGTTTATATCCTCTCAAAGAGTTGTACTTCATTTTCAACTCGATGTGCTTTTCCAAGTCTATGTTCAGTCCTCCACACAAATCAAACAGGCGAATGGCTACGTCTGCAATTTCATCTTCAAAAGAGGACTTGATATTCTTTTCGAAAACCTCTTTGAAGTCTATATTGGAGAAGGGAAACTCCTCATCTATCTTGCTCATTTCTATGTCGTGCAATAAGTCTAGTACCACCACCTTATCGGCATGATGATTCTTTCTTAATGCCTCAGTTGCTTCCGCAACCTCTGTAATAATTAAGAGAAGAGCCTCAGAAACATTTCTTTTTTCTTCTTCCCAAAATCCTTTTTCTTTGGCCATTCCGTGTGCCTTTTTAATTACTTGTTTAATTTCCATAATACTTATATATTGTTTTGTTTTTTCTTCTGCCGTTTAATTGATCTTTTAATGTTCCATGATTAATTCCAGTAAAATCTGCAGCTTCTCTAGCTGAGTTAAATATTACACCTGTTTCTATATTTATTACTTTCTTTGCGGTCGCTGGAATTCTACCTTTAGTTTTTTCACTAATCTTTTTTCTTGTTTCTTCAGAGTGCTTTTTACCATACATCGGATTTTTTTCTTTTGCAAATAATATTTTTAAAATATTTCTTCTTTCTTCTGTAATTGGAATTTTCTTTCCGAACATTGGATTTTGTTCACCTCGTTTAGACTCGCTCATTTTTTTCTTGACATCTTCAGAAAATCTTGTGCCAATTTTTTTCTCTCTTAATTTTTCTTTATGTTCTTCTGTTAGACTTTTACCAAATCGAAAATGATTTTCACCGCTTCTAGATTTACTCATTTTCTTTTTTGCTTCTTCTGTATGTTTTTTTCCTTTATTGGCATTTCCTATTTTTATTTTCGTTTCTTCAGACAATCTATAGTTTTCTCCTCCGAATTTTATGTTGTATCCTTTTTGCTTTTTAGTTGTATCAAAATATGAAATATAATATTCTTCCATCACGTTGCATTCTTCAATAGAAAAACAAGAACATAGAATTTCCCATGTGAAATTTTCCGAGCCATATTTATTGATTGCCAAATGAAATCTTACTTTACAATTTTTTTTGGCTTCATAAAGATGTTTTCTTTTTCTATCGGAAAAATTTTGAATGGTCTGACCAATGTAAATTTTACCATTAATAGTATTGGTAACTTTATAAATAATACCGACCGGTTTTTTAATTTTAATATCGGACATTTGTCTAAGGGCTGCAAATATAATCTGAGCCCCAACCAAAAAGCAAGTTAAATTTTACTTTTTTGTCGACTTTCCGTTAGCACCTTGGCGAGCACGATTGGCTGACCTCTTTTCTAGTACTAACTTACCTGATTTGGTGTGAGATAAGTCTACACCATTTGCGTGTCTCTTACCATAAACGCCACGCTTACGAGCTTCTCTATTCAGCTCGACTCTTTTCTTAACTTCAGAAGCTTTCTTATTGTACTCCTTCTGATACGACAAGTCACGACCTGTAGCTTTGTTGGAGCCAGGCCGTTTATTTTTTCCTACGATTGTATTCCTTGCCATCTGATATTACAAAGATAAGTCCGAAAATGAATAATATGATAAAGATTCCGGACAACTCATATTATTTTCTAAATTTTGCCACCTTCTTTGCAATTGCTTTTGGCTGTGCCACAAATTGCTTTCCGGCTTTATTACCAGCAGCCTTTGCTCTATTGGTTGCTGCCTTCTCTCCTGCTGTCAGTGATTTCCATGCTGCATCAGGTAAATATCTTTTCTTTCCTTTACTCGGAGACCCATCGCTAGTCCTCCACTTTTGTTTGGTCCACTTGGATAAAGAAGTTTCCTTTTTAGCACCTGAGTAACCTCCTCCAGCTTTTTTATAAATAGAAACTGCTAACTGCATAGCCCTTGCAGAATGCTTACCGCCCATCTTAGCTTTCGCTTGACTCTTGGCTTTCTCCCACAGAGCAGGATTGGTCTTCTTAGCAGTCTTCACACTCATCACTTTCTTCCCTGCGAATTGTAAGCTTTTCGGTAGTTCTTACTACTTTTTAATTTGCTGTTCTTCTTTTTGGAAACAACCCCCGGTCTTTTAACCGAGGGCTTTGGTTTCCATTTGCTTAATTCTTTTGTGGCTTTAGCTTTGGCCATTATTTCTCTTTGATTTTCTTGATGTAGTAAATCGCTGCCATGCTACCAGAAACAATTGCTACGCACGCAGCAATCATTGAAAATACTGGGAGCCAGGCGGTGGCAAAAGCAATCAGCGTAGAACTACCCGAAACAACTGTGAGCGTGTTAGCTGCGGTATCGCTTTGTTGTACAAACGTAGGCATCACTTTTTCTTTTTCTTGGTTAATGCTGTCCACATTTGCTTAGCTGCGGTAGCTTTTCCGATTTGTTCTGCTTTCTTGGCAGACATACCTTTCTTCTTGTAAGAAGCAGCAACCTTAGAGGCTACGGTTTTAAACTCTTTGCCTTTGCCTTGGAGATCCTTGCCAGCTACTGCCTTCTTGACAATCATGCTGCGCTGTTTTTTAGTACCGTACATAATATCAAAGTTAATAATTGTAAAGCAATTTTCAAAATTACTTTTTCTTCTTAGCAACTTTTTTCATCATGGGCTTGGCT